AATGTGAAGCAAAAAGGCAAAGCGTAGCGGAGCAAATAAGCGACACATAAAAAACAAGGGCGAAGTGACAAATTAAAAAACTAAAAAAACAAAAAAATGCCTATACCATTAGCAATAGGAGCAGCCGCAGTAACTGGCGGAACTCAACTAGCAAGTAACCTATTAAACATGTATAATACTAATAGGTTAAACAATAGACAACAAGCATTTAATCTACAAATGTATGATAGACAAAGAGCAGATGCATTATTAGATTGGAATATGCAGAATGCTTATAATAGTCCAAGTCAACAAATGCAAAGATTTAAAGAAGCTGGTTTAAATCCAAATCTTATATATGGACAAATGACTAATAGTCCAGTAATAAGAAGTACAGATATGAAAACACCTGATTTTGTAGCACCTAAAATAGACACTAATATAGCATCAAATGCTTTAATGAATTATTATAATATTAAAGGAACAGAAGCTCAAATAAGACAGCAAGAAGCTTCAACTCAATTAATAGAGGAACAAGCTAGAGGAAAAAAATTAGAAAATGAAAATTTAATTGATCAAAGTCCATATTTATTAGAAGAAAAACAGCAAACAAGTTTTCTAAGAGGAAAACAAGTACAAAGTCTTATACAAGATATAGACAATAAAAAAGAACTTAATCCGTTATTACGTGATAAGTTAAAACAAGATATACAAAGTATGGCACAAACACGTATGTGGCAAAATTTAACAACACCACAACAAATAGCTTTAACTAAAGCAACAGAAGCCTTACTAAACGCAAAATTAGAAGGTCAAAATTTAGAAAATACATTTAAAAAGTATCAAAATAATTTACAAACCAATATGGGCATAAATTCTAATTTATTTGGTGATTTAATAAAAATTGGCGTAGGATCATTATTAAATAAATAAAAAAACTAAATTATGGAAATCAAAATCTACTGCATCTTTTACAATGGGTATCCAATTATTAAAAATCAAACATTAGAAAATGCCTTAAAGTTATTAGAAAGGAGTGAGAAATTCAGAATTGGTATTCAAATTAAAAACAATTAAAAACAAGTCTTATGAGAAAGAGATTTAAGGGACGTCGCAGCTACGGACGTAAAAAAGGTGGCTATCGCAAAGTATCACGTACATATTATGTAAGTCGTGGAGGTATTAGATTATAAACAATAAAAAACACAAAAAATGGCTAAAAACCTATTTAATTCGGTCAAAATGACCAAACCACAGAAGAATGTGTTTGATTTAACACATGATGTCAAATTATCAGCAAATATGGGTGAATTAACCCCTATTTTGACTATGGAATGTGTACCAGGTGACAAGTTCGATTTATCATGTGAAAGTATGATTAGATTTGCACCAATGATTGCACCTGTTATGCATAGAATGGATGTAACAATGCATTATTTTTTTGTACCAAATCGTATATTATGGGACAATTGGGAAAAATTTATAACTAATGCAAATAGTGAAATAGTAAGTCCATATATAATATATAATAATTGGGACGAACCAGAAAGACAAGCATCAAAATTATTTTTAGATTATATGGGAGTACCACCAAATACAAGTTCACCAAATTATGGACAAAACATTAATGCATTACCTTTAGCTGCATATCAAGCAATTTATAATGAATATTACAGAGACGAAAATTTAGTAGCACCTATAAATTATAAATTAATAGATGGTTCTCAAGGTGGATCATATAATGATTATAAACAATTAATAACATTAAGAAACAGAGCGTGGGAACATGATTATTTTACTGCATCATTACCATTTGCACAAAAAGGCCCAGCAGTAGACATACCTTTGGGACAAGTAGAATTAAATGATGGTACTACTGGAGGATTATTTAGAGATGCAGATAATAGAACATCTACTTTAAGTGGTACAGTATCTTCATTTACACCAGGACAATTACAAGTAAATAGTGAAAATGCCGTATATGATCCAAATGGAAGTTTAGATGTTCAACCGACAACTATTAACGAATTACGTAGAGCATTTAGATTACAAGAGTGGTTAGAAAAAAATGCAAGAGGTGGAACACGTTATATCGAAAATATTTTAGCTCATTTTGGTGTAAAATCAAGTGACGCAAGATTACAAAGACCAGAATATATTACTGGAGTAAAAAGTCCAGTAGTAGTTAGTGAAGTATTACAATCTGGTCAATCAGATACGACACCACAAGGAAATATGGCTGGACATGGTATTTCAGTGTCATCAGGTAGAAGTGGAAGTTATTATTGTGAAGAGCATGGATATATTATTGGAATTATGTCTGTTATGCCAAAAACTGCATATCAACAAGGAATTCCAAAGACATATCTAAAAAATGATCCATTAGATTATTTTTGGCCATCTTTTGCACATATAGGAGAACAAGAAGTAACTTTAAATGAATTATATGCTTATACAACAAATTCAGATGATACATTTGGATATGTTCCAAGATATGCAGAATATAAATATATGCCAAGTAGAGTAGCTGGGGATTTTAGAAATACATTAGATTATTGGCATCTAGGAAGAATATTTGCTACCGAACCAGCATTAAACCAAGATTTTATTGAATGTACTCCAGAAGCAACAAGTAGAATTTTTGCAGTTGAAGACCCATCAGCACAAAAATTGTATTGTCACGTATTAAACAAAATTAAGGCAGTTAGACCAATGCCTAAATATGGTACACCAACATTCTAATGTCAACTAAATGTATAACGCCATTTCATGTTAAAGATAAATTTACTGGTGAATATATACCAGTACCTTGTTCTAAATGCCCCCCATGTAAAAAACGTCGTACAAGTGGTTGGAGTTTTAGGTTAGTAAAAGAGGGAGAGCGTTCGCAAAGTGCTTTATTTGTAACATTAACATATAATACAGAAGTAGTTCCAATAACAAAAAACGGCTTTATGAATTTAGATAAAGCAGACGTACAAAAATTTATGAAACGTCTTAGAAAGTTAAGTAACGAAAAATTAAAATATTATTTATGTGGCGAATATGGTACTAAGCGAATGCGCCCTCATTACCATTTAATAATATTTAATGCAGACAAAGAAAAAGTAGAATTAGCTTGGACATTAGATCGGAGGCCTTTAGGACAGATTTACATTGGTGATGTAAATGAAGCAAGTATAGGTTATACGTTAAAATATATGACTAAAAAAGGGAAAATACCAATGCATTATAATGATGATAGACAAAAAGAATTCAGTCTAATGTCAAAAGGTTTAGGTAGTAACTATTTAACAGAAAATATGATAAAGTGGCATAAAAATAATATTGAAGAACGAATGTATTGCAATTTAAAAAGCAATAAGAAAATAGCTATGCCAAGATATTATAAAGACAAAATATATTCAGATTTTGATAAAGTACGTATAAGTAACCATATAAAAGAAAAGTCAGACGAACAAGAAAAACAATTAATTAACGAATTAGGCGATAATTATCAACAAATAATTGTTGAAAGACATATACAATCATTTAATAAAATGTATAAAAACGCCGAAAAAAACAGACATTTATGATAAAACATAGTATGAACGCAAATAATTTTGCAAAAAATTATGAAAAAAACTATAGTCCGTCAATGACTATACCAGACCAAACAATGTCAATTAGAACAATCTTAGATAGACATTCAAGAGGTTTACCTATTGATGGAATAAAAGTACCATTATGGGACGGAGAAGATAACGATTTACCAGATTGGAGAAAATTAGACTTGGCAGAACGCCAAGAACTATCTCATTTATATACAAATGAGATAAGATCAATAAAAGAAAAATATAATAAAGTCGATAAATTCGACGAAAATAAAGACAATGTAAGAGTCAACGTAGTTGAATCAAACAGTGGTGAGCCAAAGGATGATTTATAATCGTCCTTTGTGTCACCACAAACAAGGGGCAAAGCCCCGCGTAGCATTGTTAAAACACGTTTTAACAAAAAATTAGCACTAATACCCTTGATATATTAGTGCTAATTGACACTAAAGCCCTACATTTACAATGTGAAGCAAAAAGGCAAAGCGTAGCGGAGCAAATAAGCGACACATAAAAAACAAGGGCGAAGTGACAAATTAAAAAACTAAAAAAACAAAAAAATGCCTATACCATTAGCAATAGGAGCA